ACTCAAGGAACAACGTGGCAACAGAAAATGTCACTATTATGCACACAAGCAGAAATCCCAGGCACACAGTTTGTAACCTCTAGTGCAATTGGTCATCATCAGGGAATTACAGAGGAATTTCCAAACTTAAGAAATTTCCCTCCACTCAATCTTGTTTTTTATTGTGATGCAGATATGGTAATTTTAGAAGTTTTAGAGACGTGGATGTCGTATATTAATCCAATTAAAACTCGGAAAAGAGATTATTCTGCATATTCACGATTCAGTTATCCAGAAACTTACAAAGAAATAATTCATCTTACAAAATTTGAGAGAGACACCTTTTTAGAAAATAAAAATCCAGAATATAAATCATCAATGACAACATATGAATTTGTAAATATATGGCCAACTAATTTAACCTCAATGAGAGTTGCCTATGGTGACTCAAATGTGTTAAGATGTGCTGTAACACTAGCTTACGATAGATTCTTCACTCAATTTGAAGATTTAGAGGGTCAAGTTCCTATGAATGAACCGAATTTGATCAATTCAAATGATCAAGTTCAAAGATTAAAAGGTGGTCAAGGTGGACTACCTTTAGGAACCACAACCTTAAGAAGTGGTGGTTTAATGCAGAGAGGAGGCACTCCTTATGTGAATCCAGCTTCAAATTATAGAAACCGTAGAAGGGGTAGCGGAGCTCGCTAAATAAAACACTGAATAGAACATTATGCCTTTACCATCGATAGAAACTCCAACCTATGAGTTGAAGTTACCTTCATCAAATAAAAAAATTAAATATAGACCCTTTCTTGTAAAAGAAGAAAAGATTTTAATTATTGCATTAGATTCAAAAGATCAAACACAAATTACAAATGCTGTAACGGATGTACTAAAAAAATGTATCTTAACAAGAAATGTTAAGGTAGATGAACTTCCAACCTTTGATATTGAATATCTTTTCTTAAATATTCGTGCTAAATCAATTGGTGAGGACATCAAAATGACTGTGACTTGCCCTGATGATAAAGTTACTCAAGTTCCTGTAACTATCTACGTTGATGAAATTGAAGTCATTAAACCAGAGGATCACACAACGGATATTGTTTTAGATGATAAAATGACTCTTCGGATGAAATATCCGTCACTTAATCAATTTATTGAAAGTAACTTTGATGTTAAAGATAAATCAGAAACTTTAGTTGATAAAACTTTTAAAGTTATAGCTGATTGCATAGACACTGTTTACACAGAGGAAGATGCTTGGGAAGGCAAAGATTACACTCCCACTGAGAGAGTAAAATTTATTGAACAGTTAAATTCAAAACAATATAAGGAAGTTGAAAAATTCTTTTCGACAATGCCTAAATTATCTAAGACTATTGAAGTTATAAATCCAAACACACAAGAAAAGAGTAGTATCGTTTTGGAGGGCCTAGCCGATTTTTTCGGGTGAGTATTGCAAGAGAGGATCTTGAAACTTTCTATAAACTGAATTTTTCTCTCATGCAATACCATAAATATAGCTTGACGGAACTTGAAAATATGATGCCGTGGGAAAGGGACATTTATACTGCTCTTCTTAAGGATCATATTGAAAAAGAAAATCTAAAGAGACAACAAGCAGAGGGCGTCCAAAGGTATGGATGAAGAAGAATTAGAACAACCAGAACAATCCGAAAATAAAATTTCGGTTGAGAAGTTTTTCACTCGACTTGAGGCAGTCGATGCGGTGGCTAATGATGCCATGGAAAAAGCGGAATCTAGTTCAGTAATCATAGAATCTCAAGCTAAAACGATTGAGTCTTTAACACAAACAATTGAAACACTGAAGGCGGATGTTAAGAATCTTAGTGATATTATCAATGTAAGAGATAAACAAGATAGAGACGCAGAGGCAGATCGACTTTTAGAGGAAGAGGACAGAGCTCAAAAAGAAGAGATGGAAGCGAGAGCTCTAGCTGTTCAAGAACAAGGTGAGTCTCAAGGTGAACAGGGTCAAGTAGAAGAGGAAGATAGAGAAAAAGGTCTTCTTGAGAGAATTGGAGACTTCTTTACAGACTTTTTGGGTGGAATTGTAGGTGCTGTAGGTGGTTTACTTCTTAAAAGTATTGGTGGTATAATGCTACTGGGTCAAAAATTAATAAAGGGAACTAAACGTGGTATAGGTGGAGTTTTAGATACATTAACTCTTGGTTTAACTGATTTTGATAAACGAGGTGGTGGGGGACTGAACATTTTCCGCCGTAATAGAGAGGGTGAATTGAATGAAGATGGATCGAAAAATTTAAATTATGATCCATTAGCTGAATCAAGTGTAGGCACAGCTCAAGCTTTTCTTGAACGTGTAAATCCAATCGCTGGCATTATGGGTAAAGTGACTAGATCTCAAGCACGAAAAAGACGTGATAAGAAAGTTGCAAAAGACCAAGCTTCTTCCGAATATGATGAAACTTTTTTCTATGAGGGTGATGACACAGGTAGAGAGGAATTTATAGAGGAGAATGTAACTGCTTTTGCTCAAGGTGGCCCAGTATTTGATAATGATGAAGATAAAACTAACAATGATGAAGATAGCGTTCCCGCTATGTTGACTCCTGGCGAGTTCATCATATCAAAAGACGCTGTGAAAAAAATTGGTATCGATACTTTAAAGAGAATAAACTCTGCCGCTGGGTCAACAAGTCAACCAACAGTTAAACGTATATCAAAATTTGATCAAGGTGGTTCTGTTTTAGGTTCATTTTCAATACAAAAACTAGATCCAAACGATCTTAGTAAAGATGCACTAATTAAAAAATCTTCCTTTGCTAATGATATAGAAACAGTTGAAATATCAAATGAAAGTGGTAGTGATTATTTTAAACAAACAACAGATATGTCTACTGGTGGTTTAAGTGAAACAACTGTAAAAAGAACACGTTTTACAGAAACATCAGAAGATGGAACTGTCACCGTTTTCGACAAAGAAACTACGATGACAGAAAAAATAGCTTCAATTGGAGTTCCTGATTTAATCGAACATCAGGATCAACTGCTTGGTGAAATACACAAAATAAAAGGATTTGAAAATGTTACCATAGGGGATGTTATAAATGAAACAACAGGAATACCACAGAAAACATTACTTCCTATTCTTATAAGAAGTGATGCACAGAGAGCGACAGATAAGAAAGAGAGAAAAGCAACAGAGGAAGATAGAAAGGCAAGAGGTATCAAGCCAGGGGAAGGTTTTAGTATGAGCGCTAGTGATGAGGTTGCAAGATCTCTAGCGGGGACTATGGGATATCGAATTGGTCAAATAAGACCAGATATGTTAGTTTCAACGATGACGGATCTTAAAGAAGAAACTAAAGTTGTAACTAAAACTGGTGTTGAACCTAAGATTGATCCTTTGTTTGCTGATCTCTCTGAGAGTATAAATGCGAGTGTGAAAGGATATAATGAAGGTGGTTATGTCACTAAAAGTAGTGGTACTGCAAGAGGGGGTAAAGTGATATCTGGTGATATGTCTCAAACAGATTATGACATTTATAAGGCTGAAGAGGAATTAGATATTCAAAGAGAAATACATGGTTACGATTCACCTGAGGCTAATGAAGTACAGAAAAGAATATTGATTTTGAATGGATTTCCAGAGGAAGCTATCTATACTGATAAAGAAGGTAGACTTCAATTAAAAGGTTTTCATAAAAGTATAGATGGTAAAACCACTGTAGAGGATAACAGGAGAGGTTTATTTGGAGTTCTTGGTGGAGTTGCAGATACTCTCACTGGTAATATAACTGACTTTGATCGAAGAGGTGGTGGAATCATGGGTGGTTCACTCATAGATGCACTAACACTTAATTTAACTGATTTTGATAGAAAGGGTGGAAAACCAGCTGGCCCTATGAGAATGGCGACTGGTCTTATAGATGCAGCTAGTGGTGGACTCTTTGATTTAGATCGTAGGGGTGGTAAACCATCTGGTTTAATGAGAGGTATTACTGGTGCGATTGATCATATGTCTGGAAATGTTCTTGATCTTGATCGAAGAGGTGGAGAGATGAAGGGTCTTCCAAGACTTATCGCTGGTGGACTTGATCGAATGACTGGTAATGTAACTGATTTTGATCGCAAAGGTGGAGAACAGTTTGGATTACCCCGAGCGGCAATGGGTATCTTAGACGCTGTAACTGGTGATGAATTTGATTTTGATCAGAAAGGAAGTGATATGAATCTTGGTGAAGTGGTATCTGGTGAAAAGAAAGGTTTAATTGAAAATATCACTGACTTTATGTTTAGATCAGAGTCAAAAACTCAAAAACTGGCACTAGCGCAATCAGCACAAAGTCCAATAACAATGGATCCAGCATCATCTCCCTTACAAAGTGAGCCAGGTGCTGCAGTGATGCCAGCACAACCACCACAAGTCATGGGTACAAAAATAGAACCAACTGCACCTAACATTCCTTTTATTGCTTTGTTGAGAGGTAATGCAAAAAGATATATGCAAGACTCTTCAACAGGTTCAGACTTAGCTTCTTACTTATCATAATGTCTCAAAGAAAATTTCTTATTACTAAATGCACTTTGATTCCAAATGAGGGTTCCTCACTGGATGAAGATTATGATATTGTTCGTGGTGGCCCTACAATTAATTATTTTGAAAGTATTGAGAGTCCAGCTATATCAATGACAATTACTTTTATTGATATTGACCAAGTGATAAGTAGAAAGGGAATATATGGTGGAGAAGGACTAGATGTAACTGTTAAAGTTGATGGGTTTCCTGATTTTAAGGTCACATCAAAGAAACATAAATTAATGTTGAACTCTGTTAGAAATGTAATCACCGAAACTAATAAACAAGTTTCAACCTTAGAATTTATTGCTACTGAGGCAATTATTAATGAAACTGCAAGAGTAAACAAAAAATTCACAGGTAATGTCACACAAACTGTTGAGGACTTATTAGAAAAGGATAAGAAGGGTATAAAAACTCAAAAAGAAATAAAAACTGATCGTGCGGTTAATGCTTATTCATTCGTGGGTAATTTAAAAAGACCTTTTGATACGATTCATTGGTTATGTCCAAAGTCACAATCATCCGAGAAAAATTTTGGATTTTTATTTTATGAAACGATTGATGGTTATAATTTTAGATCTATTGAAAAATTATTAGAAGAAAAACCTAAAGCTACGTTTACACATACCGATAAACCATACGACAAGGATGCTAGTCCTTTTGCAATACTTCAAAATAATTTGGATCGATCAAATGATATTGCAATGAACTTAAGAATGGGAATGTATGCAAATAAAACGATATATATTGATATTGAAAATGGAAAAAAATCTATAGTAGATTTCAAAGTTTCAGAATTAGATTTAAATAAACCAATTAAACTGTTAGATGGTATTGAGGAACATCCTAGTAGATTAATGTTAAGAGTTAATGATTTTGGAGTTGCTCAAAAGGGGTCAAAGAAGTCAGAAGTTCAACCAGAAACTGAGCTTGCCGTTTATCAAAATAAATCCTATATTAGGAATAATATGTTGTTTTCACAAGTCTTGCAAATAGCGATTCCTGTTAACACTGAATTAAGAGCTGGTGATTTAATTAAAATTAAATTACCTCTTAAAAGAGGGCAGGGAGAAGAAAAAACTGACTCATATGGAGACGACTCATCAAACGATCTTAGTGGAAATTATCTAATTTCTGAATTAAGACACATAATTGGTGGTGGAAGATCGGAAACACAACTATCATTAATTCGTGACGTATTCACCGCCACTAAACAAGACGCTTAAATAAAAGAAACAGGAGTAATCAAATGAAATCAATCGAAGATCACATTGAACACGATAAGAAAATCGCTGACGATCCACAAGCGAATCCAGCAGCGAGAAGACACGCAAAAGAAGAATTACACGAACTGGAAGAATATGTAGAACATCATAAACAAGAGATTGAAGCTGGAGATCATCACGATCCAAATGCTCTTGAACTTTTTTGCGATCAACATCCAGATGAACCTGAGTGTTTAATTTATGACGATTAATTAGATGTTTAACCCATCAACTAATTTTGTAGGAAAAGATCCGATGCAATGGTGGATTGGTCAAGTGACCGATCCAGATAAAGGAAAGTGGGGAGATTCTTTAGAAAAAGCTAAGGCGGAGAATCCAGACGAGGAAATCTATACGTTTAGATGTCGAGTTCGCATTGTAGGTTATCATGGTAATGATGTTGATTTACCTGATGATGAATTACCGATGGCACACGTTCTTTTACCACCAAATACCACGACTGTGGGTGGTAGTGGACAGACTATGCAATATCAAGGTGGAGAAGTTGTGGTTGGATTTTTCTTTGATGGTGAAGATGCACAACAACCTGTAATTTTTGGAACTTTATTCAAACAACCTTTTGCTGGAGATGAGTTGTCTAATAAAGATTTCGACTCTAAAAAACAAACAGACTTTATACCATATACTCCACCAAAAGTAGTTCAAAGATCTGGTAAAACAAGATATAATCCTCAATGGCAACCAGCATCACCACCTCGAAGAACTTTTACTGATGGTGAAAGCGTTAAGACTCCAGCACAGGAACAAAAAGAGGCAGCAACAAATATTGTCATAGATCAATTCACTCCTTGCGAAGATAATGAGATATCAAAAATAAGTAATGCTATAAAAGACTTCACACGCAAAATGGAACAGTTACAATCCATTTCAGATGGAGCAGCAATTGATCCGATATATGGTGGCGTTGTCGATATTCAAGATGAAATAAAGTTAACATCTGCAAGAATACACAATTCAACGACAAAATTAGTTCGTCGTGCTAGATCATGGTTGATTCAAGATACTCTTGACAAATTAAATTTAAGTTTAAAAGATAAAACACCTAAAACTTTACAAGCACCTGCGGGCCAGGCTACTAAAAGTTTGACTGATGTTATTTTTTGTAATATTGAAAAGATACAAGAGGGTCTTGCAGATTATCTTTCAAAAAGTTTAGAAAATATGATCGGACAGGTTTTAGATGTTCCTGTTTGTGGTGTTGAGAATTTTTTAAGTGATATGTTTGGGCAAATTAACGGTATCATTGATAATGAGTTAGGTGATATGTTCTCTCAGTTGAATAATATTAGTGATGGTATTGGTGCTCCAAGTGAAACATTTTCAAAAGCGATTAAATATGCAAATATTATTACGAATGTTCTTGATTGTGATAAACTTAATTGTCCAGAACCAAGTTCATTCTCTTCTAAAAATGGTGTTGCGAAAAACGGCCCCGATGATTTTGGTGGAATACTTGAGAAGGTAGGACTTAAAAAACTAGAGTCAGGACTTTTAGATACTCTTGATGGTGCGATTCCAGCAGAACCATCAGCTCCAGATTGTTCAACGAACGTTCTTAAATGTGGCCCACCAAGAGTAGACTTCATAGGTAGCACTGGTCAAGGTGCAACTGGAAGTGCGATTGTAAATGCAGTTGGTAATATCATAGGTGTATCAATTAATGGGCCAGGATTTGGATTCCAAGAACCACCTTTACTTTCTTTCTTTGATAGTTGTGATAAAGGATTTGGCGCTGGAGGTTATCCAGTTATGGGGCCTGTTTCACCTTTAACTAATGGAACAAA